GGGCCCTGCTGGCGCGTAGGCTTGCCATGCTCCGTAGGCGATGAGCCCGGCCGCACCCAGCAGCAGGCCTGCCTCGAATGCTGAGCCAAGAGCCGGGCTCAGCGATCTGAGTGCGTCGAGTATCTGCCTGCCGATCACGGTGCGGTGTCTCCAGTTACCAAACATGAACTCCAACAGAGGCCTCGACCTTTGCCGGCGCCATCTCTGCGACACCAACCGCCATGGCTAACGCCACCAGCGCGTCGATGCGATTCGTTGCCCTGCGTTTCGAGAACCATCTATTGTCGAATGCGTCGCGCTCGATCGCAGCAGACATGCATGCCGAGATCACCACCGGCGACGTGCGGATTCGAATGCGTCCCTCGAGGATCAGGTTCTCGAGCGCATTCACACTCGCGGGCATCCAGAGCCCTTGCGGCGGCTCTTCGCGCGCCCGCTTGGCATCCTCGATCCATTGTTCCGGAGCCTTGCCTCGGCGCACACCGCCCTGCGGGTGCTCGATCTGTTCGATACTGAGGCCGATGTTGTCCATCTCGTCCTCGAGCCTCTTGTACGAATACCGGTCGTACCCGAGCATTCGCAACGAGAAGTACGAGGTCAGCTCGGCGATCTTCGCCGCGATAAAATCCAGCCGGATCATCTGGCCCGGTTCCGCATGCAGGAAGCCCGCGCTCACCCACGCGCGATACGGCACACGGTCGCGCAACTCGCGCTCCTCGATGGTATCGCCGGGCGTCCAGATCTCGAGCCATGCGTCATAGGTCGGCAGACTTACGACCTCGCCATTCTCACGCGCCATCTCGACGGACCCCGTGCGCACCACGGCGGCCAGCGCCGACATGTCTCGCGAGCCGGACAAGTCGACCGCGGCGTTCACTTCCTTGCCGACATGGATCATCGGGTCGAAGTCTGCCAGCACGCGCTCGAGCGCAGGCCGAGTGATCCACGCAGTGTCCGCGTCCGTCCATTGGCAGAAGTGCAGCCGCAAGATTCCGTTTGCCTTGCCAGCAATCGACTTCGCCTGAGACACCGACGAGCGAAGCGTCTCGGGCTTCACAATCACACCGAGCAGCGGGTTGGCCTTGATCCAACAAGTCTCGTCTTCGAACGGATCATCGCCGCTATCCAACGCGCACACGTACGAAAACTGCTGATCGCTGCCGTCCAGGACCTCTCCAACATAGGAAAACTCCTCGTCGGGCGAAATCGTGCCGGCCGCGACCTTGACCGCCCACTCATGCTCGTTCCAGCACACCGTTGTGCGGTCGCTGCCAGAGTTGGTGATCATCAAGAGCAGCGGCTGCTCGCGACCCTTGAGCAGACCGCGCTCCAGCATCTCGATGGTGTTGCCGCCGTCTTTGTGCTCGTGCACCTCATCGCACAGTGCGCATGACGGGCGCGGTCCTGACTTGCTGTCATCCGATGAGATCGGCCGGAAGAAAGATCCGGTGCGATGGTCGGCCAAGTTCCAGACCGGGTTGCCGCCAGACTTGACGATCCTCTTCGATAGTGCGGCCGACAGATCGACCATGGCCACGGCATCTCTAAACAGCACCATCGCCTGGTCCTTCTTGGACGCGGCGGAATATACCTCAGCCCGCGATTCGCCATCAGCCAGCATGCACAAGAGCCCGATGCCGGCGGCAAGCGGCGACTTCCCGTTGCCCTTTCCTTGCTCAATGTATGCGCGCCTGAAGCGTCGCATACCGTCGGACTTTCGGGTCCACCCAAAGATCGCGCCGACGATGAATGCCTGCGACGGATGAAGCTTGAAGGGCTGGCCTTCGAACTTCCCGCCATTCAGATTCAGGACGTTCTCAAAGAACCCGATGGCCCAATCCGCGCTGCGCTCCGGGTCGCGGCCATCTTTCTTCGCCCGCTCGCGCTCCCGCGGCGTCACTACGTTCCATTGGTAGCCGCGCTCGCTCGCGTGCTCGAGGTCATCGAGATGTCGCCGGCAGGCGTTGCGCACGTGCGGGCCGGCGACGATCCGGCCACTTACCACGTCTCGCGCATACTGCGTCGTGCGATCGGCGGCGCGCGTGCGCCGCCTAGACGTACTTCGCGCCGGGGTCTTTCGGGCCTTCTTCTTCGGGGGCATTGATTCGAGTGCGAGCCGATGGAGAGAAGCCCAGCGCAGCGGAGAGCTGGACCAAGAGCACGGCCTGTCGGTTGATGATCGCGAGGTACGGCGACTGCATCAGACCGCCCTTCGTCATCACCAACAATGGATTCTCTGAATCTGCATCCTTCTGAGCTTGCAGCCGCGTCGCGCGTGCATGCAGTTCGCTGGCTACGCACCACGCGACCAGCAACTCTCGGTCGACGTGAGTCATCAAGCCAGGCGGGCAATTATCCAATGCGTAGTTCCATATCTCAGCTTGCGCCTCTGTAAGGTGGGTCGGCGGCTTCGCTGCCTTCAGGTCGCCGCGCGGCTTCGGCTCGTGCTTCGGCGGCGGTCGCTTTCCGCGATTTCCCTCGATGAGTCTCAGGACGGTTGGCTTTCTTGGCCTGCCCGCTGGCATCAAATGACCCCATTTTCAATTTCGCGGCGCTGCACACGGATGCACAGGTCGGTTAAGCCACTGTTTTTTAAACAAATACATAAACCCGTGCACCCTAGCACGATGGCCATCCATTCACATCGCAACCTCTGACCCTGAATCGTCCATCGCTTTTCCTGCTCACCTTGCCCTTGCGCTCCTTGACCTGGTTGTCATGGTCCCTGCACAGGGTGCGCAGGTTGGTGAGCACGTCGTGTGGCGTTGGGTGCGGCTTGTCAGGCCGGGCAACGATGTGGTCCGCGATGTTGCCTTGACGGTTACAACCGGGCACCACGCAGGTGTTGCTGTCCCGCTGCAGGCATGCCATTCGCAGCGCACGCCAGTGCTGGGTGGTGTAGTACGGGCTGCTCATGTCCGCCACTGAAACCGGCAGCGCACCAACTGCACCCGCCCACAGACCCATGCTGTCCACCGCCATCGGTGCTCGTGGTGCGCGGTGTCGCTGCAGGTCCAGCAAATGCTCAGGGATCGGCGACTCATACCACGTTGACGTAGATGGGCTGCTTGTACAGCGTGCCTGATGTCATGGTGACGCTCACCACAACCAGATAGGTCTGGCCTTGGGTACCACCACCCACCAGTGCGTTCGCCGACAGCGGGGTGTTTACTACGCTGCTGATCGTCAATGCGGCATCCGGCGGTGACTCCTGATCCCACGAGGCGCTGGCAATGGTGTCCTGCCCAACTGCAGGGGGTGCCAGCGTGGTCCAAAGGATCGAGCCATCCTGAGTGGTCTGCGCCAGGCTGGCGCCCCATGCAGGCTCTTCATCGTCCGTCTGCCCAGCGGCCGGTGCCTGGTAGACGAAGCCAGTGGCGTTGTCGTCTGTAGGGCGAACGAGAGAGCCGGTCTCTACAGCGACCAATGCCTGCCAGACCGACACCGAAACCTGAGACATGTCGAGCGAGAACGGGCGAATCTCCCCCGCTCTCTGCGTCGCGTACTGAGCGGTCAGGGCTGAACTGACGAGTGAATCGCTCACGTTGAGCTCTATGACAAGATCCACTACACCGCATTACACCGACCAGGTACCGCTCACGTTCAGCGTGTCTCCGTTGATCACGGCGCGGTCACCGCCGCTGAACAACCCCGCCGAGTAGGCAATGCCGGTGGTCCCGTCCTTGGTGCTGTTCGTCACGATGAACGCGCCCTTGACCGTGCCTGTGGCAGTGATCGAGAACGCACTCGCGGCCGATGTAGCCTTGCTACCAGAGCTCGCAGCGGCGAAGGTCACAGCAGGCCGAGTTGACTGAGAGTAGTTCGGCGCATTGGTGGGCCCTGCCTCAGTCCATCCTGCGTGCGATGCAATCGTGTCAGCAGCAGAGATGGCACTGAACGATACGCTCGAGATGAGCCCCAGGAACCATGCAGCCGTGTAGCTCGATCCAGCAAAGTACTTGTCCAACAGATCGTTCTTCCCGGCCGTGAGAACGGTGTTGTAGAAGTGGTCCGTCCACTTCAACTCGCCATCAGCACCACGACATTCGACGTCAAAGCGGAACCGGGGTGCACTCAGGTGCTCTGCGATTCCGCCGCCCGCAACCATCTGTGCCGCGCAGTCCGCAGCTGAATTCGCTTGCTCGATCACTTTTGGCTCCAATCAGTTCAGGCGAAGTTTGATGCGTCGTGTCTGAGCGCTGACCACTACGATGCGATTTCCTCTCGGCGGCAAGCCGGTGGAAATTGAGTCGATTGCAGTCGCCACCTCGGACAGAGACGCTATCCCAAGCATCTGGGACGAGATCGAGTTGGCCGCATTGCCCAACTCAATCAGCGCGGCAGAGGCCTGCAACAGCGTGCTGTGGGCATCGACAGCACTTGAGTTTTCAGTAATTGCGCAGGCCGCCAGGAGTGCGCTAGCGATTGCATCTGACGATGCTCCCGTCTCTGCAATGGATACGTTGTACGTGCTGCCAGATATGGAGCCGGTGATGCTATCCACCGAGCTTCCGGTTTCCGAGAGCTGGGCGAGTAGCGCGGCTGCCGATGACTCGCTGTCTGTCGCAGATCCGGCTTCGGATAGCTGACCAAGGAGCGTAGCAATCGATGAGACCAGATCAGCGGCAGAAACCGCCTCGCTCAGGACTCCGACCGCTGTAACAACCGACGTGAAGGCATCCGTAGCGCTGGCGGTCTCGCTCAGCAGGGAATCGTTCCCGGTGCTGGACGACAGCGAATCTGTTCCGCTTGTGGCTTCCGTCAGCGCCGCTACTGCAATCAGGGCAGCCGATTCAGAACTTGCTGCCGATCCTGCCTCCGAGATCGTGCCGATCGCAGTGTTTGCAGCCGAGTCGCTATCCGCTGCTGATCCGGCCTCAGTGATCGCGCCTACTGCGGTCAACGCAG